CTGGCGCGCGAGGTCCTTGACCTGGGCGGCGTAGCGGCTGGTGTCGGCGCCCTTCAGCAGGGTGCCGACCTGGGCCATGGCGGTCTGGAACGCCATCGCGGACTTGGCGGCGTCGGTCAGGGAGTCGGCGATGCCGGATCCGAGCTGCACCCCGGCGAGGGCCACGACGGCGGTGGCGGCGCCCGAGGCGGAGCGGCCCAGGCGATCGAAGGCGCCGTCGACCCGGCGCAGGGAGCCGTCGAGCGTGCCGGCGAACTGGTCGACCCGGTTCTCGGCCTGGGCCAGCACGCGCCGCAGGGCGGCATCGTCGGCGGTCACCGGAACCATCATGCCGGGAAGCTCAACCATGCCCGCACCCCCAAAAGAAAAGGGCGCCGGTCACCCGGCGCCCTTGCTCGTGTCCCGGCGCGCCACTCCGAAGGCGGCGCGCGCTTTGGCCTTCAAAGCCGCCTTGCTCGGCGGGGAGCGCGGCTTGCGCTTGCCCCCCGGCGTGGTGGCGGCGAGAAAATCGACCTTCCCGTCCAGGGCCATCTGGATGTCCGGAAAAGGCGCATCGAGCGCCGCGTCCCGCGTCCAGCCCAGCCAGCCCGTGGCGTAGCGGAACATTTCGTCCGCGTACTCCGCGAAGGTCAGATGGCTTCCCCCGTGGCGGCCTCCTCCCCGGTTTCGCCGCTCTCGGACGTGGCCGTCTCGGGCTTGGCGACCTTGCCGCCCGCCGCGAGGAACTGAACGTACTGGACGATCCAGGGCGCCACGGTGACGATGCCGGTGTTGAAGACGGCGTCGGCGGTGGCCTCGGCCGCCTTGCCGACACGGCCGGCGGCGGCGTTGACGACGTTCACCAGCGTGTCGAAGTCGTAGACGTTGGCCTTGTTCATGACTTCGGTCAGGCCACCGTAAAGGCGGCAGATGGTGCGCGAGGCGCGAACGTTGGCGGCCAGCTCGACATCCTCGCCGTCGAGGGTGACGGTCATGACGCCATGGGAAAAGCGCGGGGCGGTCAGCATGGAAGACCTTCCTGGTCAGGCATGGAGAAGAGGAGGAGCCGGCGGCGTTCGACGGGACCGCCGGTCCGGGGGGGCGATCAGACCTCGGCGGGGACCTCGATCGATTCGGCGTCGAACTCCAGCCCGACGCTGGCTTCGATCACCTTGTCGTTGGAGCCGATTTCCGTGGTGTAGGACATCACGTAGGCGCGGCCGTAGATCGTGGTCGGGGTGCCGCCGTCCGGGGCGTCGTCAAAGACGACTTTGTGGTTGTAGGCGCTCTTGCGGTCCTTGGCGGCGGCCTTGATCGCGGTCTGGCCGGCGCCGGTGGGCACGCGAGCCAGCTTCACGGTGCTGGAGCCGTAATCGACGGTGCCCTTCTTTTTGTGGACGGCGCCATCGGCCAGCGTTTTGTAGGTGACCTTTTCAAAGGTCTCGCCGAAGGCGCCGAAATCCTGGACCTCCTCGACCTCGGTCCAGGTCAGCGCCGCGTAGGCCGCTTCCGTGGTGCAGACCGACTTGGCGTTGGGGCCGGTGGCGATGTAGTAGCGTGTGCCGGCGCTCTGAACAGCGTTGCCGCTCATGGGTATGCCCCTCCTTGGGCGTGAAAAAGGCCGCGCGCGGCGGCCAGGGGGAAGCTCCGGGTGGAATGCCGGAAGGTCAGGCGCCGGGCTGGCCGAACGCGGTTTGGTAGGTGACGGCGAAGGTGAGGCGGACCACCCCGGCGCGCAGCTCGCCGCCGGTCACCCGGTCGGTGACGGTGCGGACCAGCACCGCCTTGTCGGCGAGGCCGCCCAGCTTCTGGCCGGCGGCGACCCGCGTCTCGATGTCCAGCGCCAGGGCGTCCAGCCGGTCGTCCAGCTCGGCCCCGGCGCGGGCGTAGGCGTCCACCACCAGTTCCATGGTGCGGAGCTGGCGGCGACCATTGGTGATTTCCTGAACACCTTCGCCGGGGGTGAAGACGGCCAGACAGGGCAGCAGCTCCCCGGCTTGCAACGGATCGTCCCGGTTGACGGAGACGGGGGCGATCGGTGCCAGCAGGGCGGCGACGGCGTGGCGGATGCGGGCGCGCTGGTGGGTCATGCGTCCCTCAGCACCAGCGCGGTCATGCCCTGCCCATCGGGGCGGAGGTCCGCGACGCTGTAGGCCTTGCCCCGCACCACGGCGATGGCGCCGGCCGGCACCGGGCCGGTGTCGGCGTCCAGCACCGTCACCGTGGTGTGCAGGGTCGAGACCGCGCTGTCCCCGGCCTCGGCCTGATAGTGCCGGCGGTCGAAGATGCCGGGCACCGTCGCGTCCGGCTGACCGACGCGGCGGAGCGTCACCGGCTCGCCGAAGGTCGCGGCGCAGACGACGTTCAAGTCATCGAAAAACATCCGCTTCAGCCTCCCGCCGGGCGCAGGCCGTTGGCCTGCCCGAGCTGGCCGGCGGCGATCTGCCGACGGCGTCGCGAGGCCTCCCGCGAGCCGCTGCGGACCGGGGCGGCCTCCCTGCGGCGCGGCGTCGGACGGATCGGTGGCGCCGCGAGGGACAGACCCGGCCGGACCACCGCGTCGGCCGGGCCGGACGAGGCGCCCAGGCTCAGGCCGAGGAAAGCGGCGAGGAGGCGCAGAAGACTCAGCAGGCGGAGACGCATGGGACAGGCTCCCCAAACGCGACGGGCGGCCCGAAGGCCGCCCGTGGTCGCGTCGCGATGATGATGGATGGTCGTCAGCCCTGGACCGCCGCCCAGGCGTCGTCACGCTGCTTGGCGGTGATCTCCACCCCCAGCAGGTCGGACAGGGCCTTCACCTCCGGCTTGCCGGCCTTCGTGAAGTGGGCGGCGTCCTGCGGATCGAGCCGGCCGATGGCCGCGATGATGCGGTCCACCGGCACCTCGGGCGTGGCGTCCGCCTCGCCTTCGCCAACCCACGCGGCGAAACCGCGCGCCACCAGCGCCATCGCCTCTTCGGCCTTCGGATCCTCGACCGCGATGACGGCGCCCGGCTTCAGCGTCACCGTCTTGCTGACCTTCACGGCCACGTTCATGCGCAGCTTCATGGGATCACCGTACCGTCACGCACATGGCGGCGTTGGGCCGCCGGGGGTAGACCAGCGGCGCCGACTGGGTCATCAGCACGCGCCGGCCGGGGTTCTCCTCGATCCAGCTCTTGGGGAACATCTCCAAGGACTGATAGCCGGCGCGCGGATCGAGGATGGCGCCGTGGGCCTGGGTGCCCTCCATGGCGCCGGTGGCGCCGAGGATCACCGTGTGGTCCGGCAGCAGCGTCTTGCTGGTGCCGGCCTCGGTGTAGGTGTCGTTGTAAGTGTAGAACTCCACCATGCCGATGCGGCCCTTGAACACCGGCGTGCCGGGCAGCCCGGCCTTGAACCCCAGCTCGAGGGTGGCGGTCTGGCCCAGCGTGCGGTCCATGCGCTTTTCGAGCTTCGGATCCGCCTCGAACAGCGCCCAGGCCTTGCCGTCCATCACCACGACGTTGACGGCGGCGCCCGACTTCGCGCCCACGAGGTCGATCCATTCCGACACGTCGTCGTAGGGCGACACCCCGGTCTCGCCCCAGCGGGCGCCACCGGAGAGGGCGAGGGTCAGGTCGCCATGGCGCTGGAAATCGACCTGGACACGGGGATGGTCCGGCCCCTCGACCACACATTTGCCGGTGCGCAGGACCTCGGCCGCCATCACCTCCTTGCGGCGCAGGATCATGGTCATCTGACGCAGCAGCTTGGCGCCAAGGATGGCCTGTTCGCGGGTGCCGGCCGCCAGGGAGCCGTTGGGTTCTTCGCCGGCCAGACGGCGCTGGATTTCGTCCGGCTTCAGATCGTGCAACGGCTTGATGTAGGCCGGCGCGAACATGCGCGTCTCATAGCCGGTGTCATTGCCGATCCGGCCGGCAGCGAGCGGCGACACGAAGGGCGCCACCTCGACGTCGTCGATCTCGACATCGAACATAATCTTTTCCGTGTCGGCATAGGTGGCCAACGGGAAGAACATGTTGAGGAGGAAGCGCGGGGCGCCGGCACGCAGCGACCGCAGCACCTTCAGCATGGCGATGGTGGTGTAGATGTCCATGGGGACTCCCTCAGATGAAAATGGACAGGTCGCGCAACCCGTCGCGCACCGTGTCGGCGGTGTGGCCGGTGCCCAGGATGAGCTGGCCGGCGTTGAACTCGCCGGTGAGGTAGACGATGGCCTCGGCGTCGGCCGCCGTGGCGTCCACCGCCCCCGCCAGCACGGCGTTGGGGGTTTGCGACCCATCGGACGAGGCCGAGGCCGACGTCACGAACTTCTTGCTGGCGGTGATGCGGCCCAGAAGCGTGCCGGCAACCAGCAGGCCGGCGCCGCTGGCGATCGTCACCTTGCGGGTCACGCGGGGGAAGTCGCCCGCGATCAGCGACGGCGCCGGAGCGCTGGTCTGGGAGGAGGCGCTGGGGGTGAACATCACTTGCCGTCCTTCTTCGCAATGAGGCCGCAGGAGGCCATGGTCGCCAGCACGGCGGCGGCGGCTTGGTCGTCGCCGCTCTGGCCGCTGGTGTCGGCCGCACCGCCGACGGCCGGGTTGGGGTGGCCGTCCATGGCGGCGAGCGCCAGCGGGTTGCCGGTGGTGGCCGCCGGAGCGGCGGCGCTGGGCGCGGCCTCCAGCGCGGTGACGGCGTCCGCCACCGACAGGCTGGTGTTGAAGGCCAGATGACAGGCCAGCTGGACGCGGCCGGCGGCGGCGGGGGCGGCGAGGATCGCGGCGCAACGCTCGCGCTCGGTGACGGCCGAGGCCTGCGCGTCGTCACCGGCGCCGGGCTTGTCCTTGCCGTCCGTCTCTTCGTCCGTCTCGGTGCCGTCACCGCCGCCGGTGCCCTGGTCCGGATCGCCGGCCTGGGCCTCGGTCTCCGTCGTCTCCGCCTGGGGCGTGCCCGGCTGTTCCTTCCCCTCGGCCTTGGAACGGCCGAAGGGGTTCAAATGAGCGAAGCTGAACGTCTTCACTGATTGTCCCTCACATGATCCACCAGAGCCGAAAAGGCTTGGTCGGGGGGCAGGACCGCGTCGGCCAGACCGAGGCGCACGGCCTCGGCGGTGCCGGCCGGTCCCTCAAAGCAGCGGCCCTCCGTGGCGAGGACCGCCGCGACATCGAGGCCGCGCAGGCGCGCGACGGTGGCGGCGAAAAGCTGGCGCAGCCCGTCGACCTGGGCCTGCCAGTCGGCGCGCACCGCCTCGGGCAAGGCGGCGTAGGGGTGGCCATCGGTCTTGTGGGCGCCGGACTGGACGATCGTCGGCGTCAGCCCCGCCTCGTCCAGCATGCGGGAATAGTCCCAATGCATCTGCCAGACGCCGATCGATCCCACGCCGCCGGTGCGCGGCACGCTGATGGTGTCGGCCGCGCAACCGATCGCGAAGGCGGCGGAGTAGGCCTCTTCCGAACAGATGGCCGCCACCGTCTTGCCGGCGCGGACCTTCTCGGCGGCGATCCAATCGACCAAGTCGAAACAGCCGTTGACGATGCCACCGCCGGAATCGATGTCCAGGCAGATGGCGCGCACGTCGGGATCGCCGAAGGCGTGGGCCAGCTGGTAGCGCAGCCCGTCGTAGCCGGTCGCCCAGCTGCCGCCCCAGTAGCCGAGCTTGGGCACCAGCAGCCCGGCCACCGAGACGACGGCGACGCCCTGGTCGACCTCGTAGGGCCGCCGGTTGCCGCCGACATCGCCGACGCGATAACAGCCCGCCGGCATGGCGACGGGGGCCTGCTGCAACAGGGCCATGCGGGCCGCCGCCGTTCCGGCCCAGGCCGGCGCCACCAGCACGGGCTGCATCGTCTTGGTCATGGGGAACTCCGTCACGCGCCGGGCGCCGGTTCGGGTTGGTCCGGCGGGGCCATGAAGTTGACCTCGGGCAGGGTCAGGCCGCGCGCCTTCAGCGCTTCCTGTTCCAGCGCGATCTGGTCCAGCAGGTCATCGAGGTCGCGGCCCTGGTCGAGGGCCTCGTCGCGCAGGGTGGAAATGCCCAGCCGCACGCGCATGGCGGCGGCGGTGATTTCCTTCACGGGATCGACCCACCCGCGCGCCGGCCCGCGCCACACGCCCCGCAGCCACGCCTGCCGGCGGGCGCGGTTCTCGGCGAAGCCCGGCAGGTCGAGGTAGCCGCGCCACACCGCCTCCTCGATCACCAGATCCAGGGTGGGCCGGCACCACGTCAGCGTCTTCAGCAGGCGCAGGAACAGCACGAAGCGCCAGCCCTCCAGCAGCGACGCGCGGGCGCTGCTGTAGTTGGTCTTGCTGAAATCGCGCATGAACGTTTCGTAGGTCATGCCGATGCCGGCGGCGATCAGTCGGCTGACCGAGGTGACGAACCCATCGGTGCCGGAGCTGGGCCGGTTGGAGCTGTAGCCGGTCAGCTTCTCGCCGGGCAGCAGGCGGGGGATGGCGCCGCCCGGCCCGATGCCGAGGTGGACGGTGGGCTGGGCGCCACGCGCCTCCATGTAGGCCGCGCCGTCGCCGAACAGTTCAAGGAGGGTTGACCCATCGGCCGGGCTTTCCAGAACGGCGGCGATCACCGCGTTGACGACGGCGGCTTGCAGCTCGGCCCGCTGGAACCGCGCCCTCTGCTTCAGTTCCGTCATGACGGGGGCGAACACGGACACGCCCCGGTGCTGGCCGGGGCGTTTCTGGTCGAAGGAGTGGATGACGGTCCGTCGCCCGCCCGGCCCGCGCAGGGGCACGCGCTGCCACTGCTCCACCACCATGCCCCAGGGCATGAAGGTGTCGCCGGGGTGGGCGGACTGGATGTGGTAGGCGATGGGCGCCCC